TCTTTTCGATAATATCCAAGCGATCCTTTGCATCTACACGAAGGAACGTATCGTCTACCGCAAAACGCACTTGATTTTGGCTATTGGTAATGTCATTCATACTGAGGCGGTCCTCGATCGCGGAAATATAAGGCTGCAGAGAATAAGCGACAAACTCTTTTCTGCCGTCCAGGATATTTTGATATGTCATCGAGTTATTCATATCGCTCGAAATCATATATGCCGGTACATTCATCGAACGTGCGATCTCGGTACTTAAATACTGTGAGGCCTCCGTGTAGGCCATATCTTTAGGCGAGAATGAAGTAGGTACATAATCCAAAGTCGAAGTCAGATACGCCGTCGATCGATTTTGGCGAGCGCTCTTGAACGCAGCTAGTAAACCTTGGATCTGTGTTTCAGGAAGGTCGGCTCCCGAGTTCTTCAATATGCCAGTCGGCATCGGAGTTGCAGCACTTACCGCCGCCGCTTTCTGGATGTCATAAGCAGCGCGAATAGTGGTACTTGCGGTTTGTAATACACCAGGAAGAAGTGACTGAAAAGTGACAAGCGAGCCAATGCCACTCATCGGTACCAAGTCACCATCAACAAAATAATCTTTTACTTCAGTTCCATATTTGTCAGTGGTATATGTTACGCGGTTATTAGCAACCCACTCAAAGCCTGACGGCCTGCCATCGTCGGCATACAAAGAAGTAACGCGCCAGTAGGCGATTGAATAAAATATAAGAGAGTCCACGGTTGCACTTATTGTTACGCTTCGTGGTTGTCGAATGTCAGGTTGCTCAAGCCAAACAGGGCTACCTAACTTTTCACCAGTTGATTTTTTATATAATGCTAAATCGATCGACGAGATAACGCCGGCGATAAGATTTCTGCATCTTGATACGGAAGCAACCATTAAAGCAAAGTTGCGATCGATACCGACATTGTTATAACCAAAAGAGCTATTAGTGTTAAATGATCCGTACCCGTAGGTGGTGTCCATAACTGCTGGTGCATATTGAGCTTCAATAGCCGGCTTGTCAGCCGCCTTAAAACCTAAAGTTTGAAGTAATCCCATAACCGCCATTTTCCCATAATGTCAAGCATAAGTACGGCTATCTGCCGCGTGTCTAAACGTAAACTTTAGCCTCACTCATTGGCTGCGTTAGCACGTGAACGACCATACTTAAACCGATCGCAATATCAACCGGTCCAGCGGATTTACGACGGATGATTCTCCAGGAGGCATCCGATTCTTTAGCTGCACAGTTAGACATATGTGTAACAAGCTCGTCCTGGCCACTATGTACCAGGCGTTTATTAGCCAGGGCCTCGTAAAGATCGCCTGAGGCCTGATATCCCTTTTGGCCTGATATATCGGTTATCTGGATTCCATTAACTTCAAGCCTTTTGGCTATTGAGGCGGTTGTGTACTTATCAAAGCAGACTTGTCTCGGGAAATAGAGCTTGGCCCAGCGAGCGATCGCATTGGCAACGAATAGCTCATCGATGGATACGTCCGAATGAAATACCTCTAACACAGCTACGCCTATGCGACCGTCAGGCATTACCTGGCCCATTACGAGCGAACCATCGCGCCTGCTCGGTCCCACATCAAAGGCGAATACGGTAAGCGGACCGGGTACAAGTTTGAGGTCTTTGTCACCAGAATCCTCGACGGCCATATGTGGCCAGGGGCTGGCCGTAGAGCTAATCCACTGGCAAAGCATCTCGGTCTTGGTGGTCTCGATTGGTTGCGTACTGACGGCTTCCTCGAGTGCCGCCTCGGTGACCGTGTAGCCAAGTGCCGGATTGGCATAAGCCCAGCCGTCGCGATCTGTAATCTTGGAGAACGGTGGAGCGCTGTATTCATAGTAACCGAACGATGGAGGCGGAGTGCTCCTGGCCCTTTCGACCAGATCATTAAGGACGGTACTGAACGCATCACCGGCGTTCGAAGTCAGTAGGGTCTGAGCGTTTGGCTTGGCTCTCGTAGTCGGAGTCGCGGCGCGATAGCCCTCTTCCGAGATCTCGCGTACCTCGTCAATATAGAGCAGCGAGGCGGTACGTCCACGAGAACCGTCTCTCGTAGCTGCGACCACATCCAGGCGGTGGCCATTCTTTAGCTCGATTGACTCGGTGCCATTGGCAAAGCGGATCTGCTTGACCTGCCGGCTTAGCTCGTCGCTGCCCTCGATCGCATAGGCCACTTGGCGGAAGGTGTCCAAGGCCATTGACCGGTTAGAGGACATAATGAGCACATTAGGGCTGTCGAATAAAAACATATGCCCGAGCATCATCATACGCGCCAGGTGTGTCTTGCCCTGTTGTCTGGCACAGAGAACCAGGTTTGTTTTGCGAATAAACATCCCGGCATCGTCTACGGTGGTCATATCCCGAATTACAAAATCCTGCCACGGCAGCAAGGGCAGTCCAATACTTTCTGCTAGCTGTGCGATCTCATCGCCGCGAGTATGGCCCGTGAGATACGGACTATGTAATCGCGGTTCAGTAGCCCCCTTACGGGGTGTAATGGTCTGGGTCATATATTTACTAATCCTGTTCAATCTGGCCTACGCACGGACCGGCTGGGACCGTACTGGTGGTTTTCGGGGAGGAATTGCTCGGAAAGGCAGGGGGGGTAGACTTCGACGCTAAAAAAACCGCCTGTGAACGCGATCCTTTAGCGCTATTACAACGCTTGCAGCAAGCGATCATATTCTCAAGACTAATGGGATCGCCCCCATTCTTAATACTTTGTATATGGTCTACCGTGGTGGCATCTTGCCCACAATACGCACAGGTCCAGCCATCTCTATTAAGCACGACTAACCTTTGAGCTTTGTATTTCCTGGTTAATCTAGGGTCCTGCCTACCGTGCACCATCAGTAATGACCAGTCTTTCTATGGTGTGCCCACGCATTACAGGCTGTCTCGTATCTGTGTTTGATATAGCGAAGCCCAATATCTATCTGCCTATATGGATCACGTTCCTTCATTCGTAGCATTTGTGGGATTCCATAGGCTGTAGATTTAGGATTATCAGCTCTTGGATTCCATTGTGATTCACGTGTCCATAGGAGCTCTAAGCATCTATATTCTTTGGCATCTATTAGTTTAAAGTGTGCGTATAACTTATAGTTATTGATGTCTTTTGGTGTGTTTATAGCTGAGGCTGGTGTTGTGCCTAATACACAGAGCGCACCCAATAGCACCAAACAGCGCCTGCGAGCTACACGCCTCAGCGGCTCGCCAGCGCGTATGGAGCGTATCGCATAGGTCAAGTACAACGCAATAATGTGGATAACTTTAACGGGTTGCCGGCGTGTTGTCCACAGGTTATTAGGGGTTGTGGATAACTTATTCATCGAACCCTACCTAATTTTGAACGCTCTAATGCAGCTACAGATTTGTCACCCATCGCGAACATAATCGTCAAGTATTGAATCTGTGCGAAGCTATTACCACGTACAAACTTGAGCGCTGGGTCCATACACATAACACCGTCGGCTTGATCCCACGCTTGCTTGAACCAGTTGGCCTTTGATGTAGGTACTAGGCATATGCCATCGCCGTGTTCTATGAACTTCTCGATCCATTTACGCGGTGACGAGTACGGCGGATTCATCCACACCGTACCCTCCCAAAGCGAAACCAGGCCGTCATCTATGATCGTATAGTGGCGTTTGGCCGGAATCCAAGGAATACCGCCTTCAGGCGAGGCAACGTCTAAATCGAACTCAATACCTAACGCCTCGAATATATGCGCTGGTGTGTAGTAATCATCGGATGAGCCCGTATCTATCAGGTTATAGCCGAACTCCATATCTAACGTCTCGGACATTATTTACCCCACACAATCTCAGAATTACCCTGGTTGAAGGTCATTATGACTGAATGGAAACTTGAGCCTTTGCGTAGCTCGCCTTCCTCGTCATAGTACGCAATACGCCTGGATGGCACGTATACGCTTGGATAGCCATATTCACGGTAAAGGTTATGCCGATTGACCCCGCCGAGAGCATCGATTGGTAGCACCAATACGCTTTTTAGGCCGTACTCGTACACCTTGCGGATTATCTTGTCTTTGATGCTAAACGGCGGATTGCTAATAATGTAATCGGCTATATGGAATTGTCCGTTTATAAAGTCTTGTATTCCATATATGACGGTGTGCTCCATCGCCTGTAATGTCTTTACGAAAAGGCTATTTTCCGAATCAAACGGGCACAGAATTAGTGAATTAGGCTCCGGGTCCAATAGCTCGATCGCGATATCCACGGTCTCCTGGCTTGTATACCATTCATCGGAGTACACGTTCTTTGTGATTCCATTTAATGTCATTGGTCCTCCATTAAACAGACACCCATAACGCCGCATTTAGTACATTGTAGAGTTTTAACGTTAGGCGGCAGGTTGTCGGTAATAATCCGCTCGATCTGCTCCGTTACCTTCTTGCATTTACGGCACTCGTATTTGTATGTAGTCATTAAGCCCTGCAATCTGCACAAAGCCACATTACGACCTCGCCGGATACATCCCGCACATTGAACCCGCCTAGGCCTGTCTGCCATTTTTTACATTGTTCGCAATATTGCGCAGCTACGATCGTTATATCACCGTTGTCGTGGATCGTGGTTGCGTAGCCGTCCTTAATGAATGTCAATTCTCCCATTACAGTTTTACCGCCTCGTCTATGTGTAAATACGCGACTGTCTTATCAACGGGTATGGTCTTGTTAAACGTTGAGGCGGGCAGCTTTCGCGTGGTCCAATTAACCTTTATCTTGCGTAGGTTGAACGCATATATGCCTTTAGGCGTTGAATTAATGTAAAACGGCGTAAATCCTAGTTTGTCCGCCTGTTGTACAAGTGACTCGTGTTTATCCTTTTCCAGGA